ACAATATAAAACTATGGTTGGAGCGATATAATGTTTATTTTTGATGTTGAAACTCTTGGAGTTGAGTCTACCTGCGTGGTGCTAAGTGCTGCATTGATTCATTTTGATCCAGAGAAACGTCCAACATACCAAGACTTGTTGGACAACGCATGCTTTGTTAAGTTAAATGCCAAGGATCAGATTGAACGATTGAAACGATCTGTTGATGTTGGAACACTTGAGTGGTGGAAGAATCAGCATGAGTATGTTCATAAAGTTTCGTTTAAACCTTCTGGTGATGATATGCTTGCTGAAGATGCTATCACTACATTGCATAACTATATGAATAAAGTTCCAAATGCTCAGAATCAAACAATGTGGGCACGTGGTTCTCTTGATCAGATGGCAATTGATTCATTATCAACTAGAGTTGACATGCAAGTGATTACAGGATATGCTATGTGGAGAGATGTTCGAACAGCAGTAGATATCCTTTATGGAACTACAAATGGTTACTGTGAGATTGATCATCCTTTGTTCAACCGAACTGATGTAATCAAACATCATCCTGTGCATGACTGCGCATTAGATGCTATGATGTTAATGTATGGTAAATGATCTAGTATTCCAAACATATGATTATGTCATTGGTGGAAAGATGGTTGTTGGTAAAGCCATTATGGACGAATCGTTTAGACTTTCCATTGAGACTGGAGACGAGGATGCTAAGAAACAACTGAAAAGCCATCTAATCTACCAGATGGCAGAGTTCATGCTGGAGAATCAACTAGTGGAATTCACTCAGTACGATGATCCATTGTCATGTCGTAGACAGATCGCAGTCCGTGCATATCTCGCCCCAAGTGATCAAGTTAAAATTTTAAGAATGGCAAATAAAATATTATGACACAAGAAATAACTTTACATCGTGATGATTTAGAAAAGATTCTCAAACTCGTGGATGAACTTAACCCAAACGCAAGCCTTCGAGTTAGTGCTGGTTATGTAACAATTTATTCTGATCAATCCTCTGGCATCGGTCAACTTATTGATGCCGAGGTAGACGTTGAACTCAATGGTATTTACGGTAAGTTTAAACAGAGTATTGTAGATGAGGGTAGCTGGTAATGGAATTTTATACATCGGTTCATCCGATTGGAGACAAGATCTATATTCGAGGTTATGAAAAGGGGAAACCCTACAAACGTAAACTAGATTTCCAACCAACATTTTATGTAACATCAAACAAACCCTCCAAGTGGAAAACACTGGAGGGAATTTTCGTTGATGAAATTAAACCTGGATCCATTCGAGATGCTCGAGACTTCGTCAAACGATATGATGAGGTAGAGGGTTTTGCTGTTTATGGTAATACCAACTATGCGTATCAGTATATCAGTGACAACTATGATACTGTTAACTGGGACATGGAACAGATCAAAGTATTTACCATTGACATTGAAACTTCTACAGAGAATGGTTTCCCAGATGTTCGTCTTGCCAATGAAGAAGTCCTACTAATCACTATCAAAGATCTCCAGTCAAAGCGTATCATCACGTTTGGTTCTAAACCATTCGTGCATAATCGTGATGATGTTGTTTACATCACATGTCGTGACGAACAGCATCTCTTGAAAGAGTTTATGATGTTCTGGCAGGATAACTATCCAGATGTCATTACTGGTTGGAACACTGACTTCTTTGACATGCCATATCTAATTCGTAGGATTGATAGAGAACTCGGTGAGACTTTCTCCAATAAAATTTCTCCATGGGGTTTGATCAACGAGCGCAAGACATTCATTAAGGGTAACGAAGAACTTCACTACGACATCATTGGTATCTCTCAACTTGACTATCTTGAACTGTATAAAAAGTATACGTACACCAAACAAGAATCATACAAGTTGGATTACATTGCTGAACAGGAACTCGGTGATCGCAAGAAAGAGAATCCAGGAGACGACTTCAAAGATTTTTATACCAATTACTGGCAACAGTTTGTTGAGTATAACATCCACGACGTAGAGTTGGTTGACAAACTCGAAGACAAGATGCGTTTGTTGGAACTGCATTTGACTATGGCTTACAATGCCAAGATCAATCCAGAAGATGTTTACTCACAGGTTCGTATGTGGGATACTATCATCTATAATCATTTGCGTGCTCGTCATATTGTCATTCCTGCTAAAACACACTCTGATAAAGATGCGCAATTTGAGGGTGCGTATGTTAAAGATCCACTTGTTGGTATGCATAAGTGGGTGGCTTCCTTTGACTTGAACTCATTGTATCCGCATTTGATCATGCAATACAACATCAGTCCAGAGACTTTGACGTCTGAAAAGATGCCAGTCAATGTAGAGAAGTTGCTTAACAAAGAGATTGATCTTTCGTATGCAAAGCAACGAGATCTTTGTGTCACTGCGAATGGATGGACTTACACTAAAGAAGTCAAAGGGTTCATGCCTGAGTTGATGGAGAAGATGTATACTGACAGAAGTAAGTTTAAGAAACAGATGCTAAAGGTTCAACAAGAATACGAGAAAGACAAAACAAAGAAACATTTGTTGAAGGATATCTCTCGCCTAAACAATCTGCAAATGGCTATGAAGATTGCACTGAACTCTGCTTATGGTGCTATGGGTAATCAGTACTTCCGCTATTTCGATATTCGTATGGCTGAAGGAATTACTACTTCTGGTCAGTTGTCCATTCGTTGGATGGCTAATAAGTTGAATGCATTCCTCAATAAGACTCTAAAGACCGAAGGTAAAGATTTTGTTATTGCGATTGACACTGACTCGATCTATCTAACTCTTGAAGAGTTGGTTGAACGAACTTGTGAAGGTAAGACAACAGAACAAAAGATCAAGTTTATGGATAAGATCTGTGAAGATGTTTTCCAACCATTCATTGATTCAGGTTACCAAGAGTTGGCTGATTATATGAATGCGTATAGTCAAAAGATGCAGATGAAGCGAGAGGTTCTTGCTGACAAGGCAATCTGGACTGCCAAGAAACGCTATGTTATTAATGTTCATAATTCAGAAGGTGTACAGTATGAGAAGCCTAAGATCAAAGTTATGGGTTTGGAAATGGTCAAGTCGAGTACACCTGCTGTTATTCGTGACAAACTCAAAGATTCGCTACAAGTTATTCTCTCGGGAGATGAAAAGAAACTACACACGTATGTCACAGAGTTTAAAAAAGAGTTTGTCAAATTACCGATCGAAGACATAGCATTCCCACGTGGTGTCAATGGTATGAAGCAGTATGCAGGTTCTCCGATTTATACAAAGGGAACTCCAATCCATGTTCGTGGTTCTTTGTTGTATAATCACTATACTAAAAAGATGGGACTAGATAAAAAGTACCAAGCGATTCGAGATGGTGATAAGATTAAGTTTGTTTATGTTCAAAAACCAAATCCATTACAAGAAGATATCATTGCATTCCCGCAACAACTTCCAAAGGAACTTGGATTGGAAGCATACATAGATTATGACAAACAGTTCGAGAAAGTATTCTTGGACGCACTTCAAATTGTAATTGAACCATTGGGTTGGAAGACTCAAGAACAAAGTTCATTGGAGGACTTCTTTGGCTGAACATTCATACTACCCACTAGTAAACATACAAGACAGACGTGTAGTTCTTTCTGTTGATGACTTCTTTGATTTAAAGGAACTTGAATATATCAGAAGTTGTTTAAACACAGAAAAGCCTCATGCTGCTCTACTTGGATCTGCTGATCCAACGAATGTAGAAGAATATGAAAAGATGGTACAAGAAGCGCATAAACGTAGAAAGTCTAATGTATGTTTCTTAGACTTCTTTGAATATGAGTTTTTCTATAAAAAGTTATGTACAGCAATCCACCATGTAAACCTTACTAATTTTAACAAAGTTTTATATGGTATAGAAGCATTACAGTTTGCAGAGTATGATTCTTTGTATGAAGGATTCTATGGTGTGCATCCAGATGCTGTAAATACAGATAATGCACTTACGAGATCGTTATCATTTTCTATGCAGATGTCTAAGCCAGAAGAGTATGAGGGTGGAGAAGTTTTAGTGTATGATGGTAATACTACATATACAGCAAACAAGAAATATGGATCAATCACATTCTTTGATTCTAGAATGTTACACGAAGTCACTCCTGTCACCAGTGGCTTTAGAAGAAGTATAGTTGGATGGATTCTTGGACCAAGAGTATGAGTAATATTAGAATAATTAAAACTGGAATCAATGTTTCAAAGATATTGAAGCAACTTCAACAACATCCAACTGACTGGGATCATCAAAAACGAATTGAGGATGTCGGTGACTCGACTGAATCTGGATGGAAATTTGCACCTGTTGGCACACTGCAATTAGTCATGGGAGGTGTTACAAACAAAGACGAATTTGTTGGCAACACTGAGATATGTATATCAACCAGAGCGATTGCTAATCATACAGAAGTTGTAGGATTCATGAAAAGAAATTTTAAGAAATTTAGTCGTTGTGGATTCCTAGCATTGCCAGTTGGTGAACGTGTAGAAAAACATATCGATCATGGGACTTATTATCTTACAAGAGATCGATACCATCTATCAATCCAAGGTACGTATAGATACTTTTGTGGCGATGAATATGTAGATGTTGAACCTGGAACTTTGCTCTGGTTCAATAATAAACTTATGCATGGAACTGAAAATACAGGTGACTGTACACGAATTACATTTGTGTTCGATGTACCACACTCTAAGTCTAATCCATAGTTGTCTTGTAATTATACATAGAGTATAATATAATTTTAGGAGAATAAATGATAGTTAAGCCATTGAAGAAAAAAGTTCTTGTTGCAGAGAATAAAGTAGATCAAACCACTGAAGCAGGAATCATTTTAGATGGTACTACATCTGCACGAGATTCCAAACAAGGAACAGTCCTTGCAATTGGACCAGATGTAACCATGGTAGAAGTTGGAGATAAAGTTTACATCGAATGGAATAAAGCCCAAGTCGTTAAAATTGGTGACGCACAGCGAGTCATTATCGATGAGGAAAACATTGTTGCTGTTGTGGAGAAATAAATGAAGGTTCTTAAATTTTATGCTGAATGGTGTGGTCCATGTAAAGGACTCACAATGGTTATCAAAGGTGCTGCTGATAAAATTACAGTTCCTATCGAAGAAGTTAACATCGATGAAAATCTTATGATGGCTCAAGACTTTAATATTCGATCTGTTCCAACTATGGTTCTTGTAGATAAAGAAGAGAAAGAACTAAAGCGTGTTGTTGGATCATTGTCTGAAACGCAATTGTTAGAATTTCTAAAGGTATAATATGAGCATTCTAGATAAAATTAAAAAAGGTAGTACGATTAAAGATTCGGCTATCTTAGCCAACTCTAAATTCTTCACAAAGAAGGATATGATTCCTACTTCAATTCCAATCATCAATGTGGCTCTTTCTGGTCGTCTTGATGGTGGTCTTACTCCAGGTCTTACAATGTGGGCTGGTCCAAGTAAACACTTTAAGACTGCGTTCAGTTTGTTAATGGCTAAGTCATACTTGGATAAATACGAAGATGCAGCACTACTATTTTACGATTCAGAGTTTGGTACTCCGCAGTCTTATTTTGATACCTTTGGTATTGACACAAACAGGGTGCTCCATACTCCTCTTACAGATGTTGAACAGCTCAAATTCGACATCATGCAACAACTGCAAAATGTCGAGCGAGGAGACCACCTCATCATCGTCATCGACTCCATCGGAAATCTTGCCTCCAAAAAAGAAGTAGAAGATGCTATGGATGGTAAATCTGTTGCTGACATGTCACGTGCCAAACAGATGAAGTCATTGTTCCGTATGGTCACACCACACTTGAACATGAAAGATATTCCACTCGTTGTAGTAAATCATACATATAAAGAGATTGGTCTTTATCCAAAGGACATCGTTGGTGGTGGCACTGGATCATATTACTCAGCAGACAACATCTTCATTCTAGGAAGACAGCAAGAAAAGGAAGGAACAGAAATTGTTGGATATAATTTTATTATCAATGTCGAAAAATCTCGATATGTTAAAGAGAAATCTCGTATTCCTGTCTCAGTGTCTTTTGATGGTGGGCTTAGCAAGTGGTCTGGTCTACTTGATGTTGCACTCGAATCAGGACATGTTATCAAACCTAGTAATGGTTGGTATTCGAAAGTAGATAAAGAAACTGGTGAAGTTGAAGATAAGAAATGGCGCATTAAAGATACAGATTCCAAAGAGTTCTGGTTGCCAATTCTCACATCAAAGTCATTCTATGATTATATCAAGAACAAATACTCCATGGGTCAGGGTGATATGATTCAACGTGACGAATTAGATACTGCGCTAGAAGCATTAGAGTTCGATGAATAAACATCTTGCAGAACCACCAATTGTAGTAGTCGAGAACAGGAAGACTGGTCTTGACGCATTACGTTTGACTGATGGACCATACAAAGGTATAATCTATACCTATGGAAAAGTTTCTTTTGATGAAGAAGGAACTGAGAAGGTTCATATGAAATTTGAATATGACATCCTAGAAGATTCAGGTGTTAGTTATGATGACAATGAATTTGAAATATACATTGGTCACATTCTCCAACACTTGATCACTAAGCAACTCCAAGAAAATAGCATTACATACACTGGTGGAATTGATGAGAATAGAACAGAAGATCCTGAGCAGTCTGATACATGATGAAAAGTATTGTCGTAAAGTTATCCCATTTATTAAAAAAGATTATTTCTCTGAACGAAACGAAGCTGTCCTTGCAACTGAAGTAATTAAATTCTTCACAACATATAACAAGCCAGCAACTAAAGAGATTTTATCAATTGAAGTAGGTAACAGGAAAGACTTAAACGATAAAGAACTGTCAGACATTAATGAATACATAAAAAACATCAGCAATGAACCAGTCAATGAAGACTGGTTGATGGAAAACACCGAGAAATTTTGTAAAGACAGGGCTGTATATAATGCAATTCTTAAATCAATTCAAATTATTGATGGTCGAGATAAAACCCATACAAGTGATGCTCTTCCCTCTATTCTTAGTGATGCTCTTGCTGTGTCTTTCGATAACCATGTCGGTCATGATTACATCGATGACCATACAAGTCGTTATGAATTTTATCACAGGGTCGAAGAAAAAGTTCCTTTCGATTTGGACATGTTTAACAAAATCACCAAAGGTGGTTTGAGTAAGAAAACTTTAAACATTGTATTGGCTGGTACTGGTGTTGGTAAGTCTTTGTTCATGTGCCACATGGCTGCAGGAGTATTGACTCAGGGTAGGAATGTTCTTTATATTACCATGGAGATGGCTGAAGAAAGAATCGCAGAACGTATCGATGCAAACCTTCTGAACCTTACCATGGATGAATTGAAGGTTATCGATAAAGATATTTACGAGAATCGTATTGACAAGATTGCCAAAAAGACTAAAGGTAAGTTGATCATTAAAGAATATCCAACTGCTGGCGCACACTCTGGTCACTTCAGAGCATTGTTGGAAGAATTAAAGTTAAAGAGAGAATATGCGCCAGACATCATATTCATTGACTATTTGAACATTTGTGCGTCTCAACGCATGAAGCAAGGTGGAAGTGTTAACTCTTATACATATATTAAGAGTATTGCAGAAGAGTTAAGGGGTCTTGCAGTTGAGTATAATGTTCCGATTGTATCGGCTACACAAACTACTCGATCTGGATTCACAAACTCTGATCCAGGACTCGAAGATACTTCAGAGTCATTCGGCTTACCAGCAACTGCTGACTTTATGGTTGCATTAATTAGCAATGAAGAGTTGGAACAGTTGAATCAAATAATTGTCAAGCAATTAAAAAACAGGTATAATGATCCTAGTTACTTTAAAAGATTCGTAGTTGGGATTGATAGATCTAAAATGAGGTTGTATGATGTCGAAGCCTCTGCACAAATTGGATTGTCTGACTCTGGTCAAGAAGATGATGGTCCAGTTTTTGACAAAGGTACATTTGGTAAGAGAATGAATACTGAAGAAAAATTTAGCGGATTTAAGTTTTAGGAGAGAATATGGTAAAAGTTATCGTAGCAAAAGAAAAGTATGATTGTTCAAAGTTAGAAGGAACATTCGTAGACGAATCTCATTATGATCATCTGATCGAAGAAGATACCGATGTTTATATGCCAGCACCAATTGATGGTGGAGATCCTTATAGTGAGAAACGTATTGTTCTAAAGTTTCGTAAGAACTACTTCACACAAGAACAACAGGATCAAGCATATCTTGGTCTGAAAGATGCAGCAACTGAAACCCAGAACAGAGGTAAAGCAGCTGGACCACGTGGTGATAAATTGGGTAATCGTGAGTGGGTCACTGAATATGAGTATGCTATCTTAGAATACTTTGAAGAAGCAAAGGCTATGCTTGGCGAAGATCCAGTTGAACAGATTCGTCAGAAATATAAGAACGCTGTTCAGAA